CTATATGAAGGCAACGGTACGGCTATTGGTAGCGGTGGAAAAACAATATCCTCGTTTTCTTTTCTACCTGATCTTGTTTGGATTAAAAACAGAGATCAGAATGACGATCATTATATATTTGATTCGGTTCGGGGAGTAACTAAAGATATTCACTCTAACACTCTAACCATAGAGGGTACAGATACAGAATCCCTAACGAGTTTTACGTCAACAGGGTTTGTTGTAGGCAGTAATGCTGAAATTAATGCTAGTAGTGAGGATCATGTAGCTTGGTGTTGGAAAGCTAACGGGGCTTCAACCACAACGATAAGTGCCGGTGGTGATTATGATCTTACGTCATATCATACAACTAATACAACGGCTGGCTTTTCCATAGTTAAAACAACCTTAACCTCCTCAAGTGGTTACTCAGCAGTTGGTCACGGATTAGGTGTCGCCCCGGCATTTATTATTGGGTTTAATTATAATCCAAATAGTATTAATCATTCTGTTTACCACCACACGCTGGGCGCTACCGGGGTTTTAAGGTTGGATACCACGGCAGCAAAGGTCACCTCTCAGTCAAACGGCTCTTACGGCGGTTCCTACGCCGGTGACGGCGGGGCCACGCCCGCAACGCCAACTTCAACACTTTTTAACATAGGCAACGCAGCGTGGGCAAATAGTGGCCCCGACAATATGATATTCTACTGTTGGGCAGAAATAGAAGGCTTTTCAAAATTTGGAAGCTATATCGGCAATAATAGTGCGGACGGTCCCTTTATCTATACTGGCTTTAGACCAGCATTCCTTTTAATTAAAAAATCAAGTGCTACAGGTTCTTGGTATATGTGGGATAGTACACGGATGACTTATAACCCCGCTGGTGGAGCGGATGGGTCAGGGAATGCCTTTCCACTGACTCCAAATGGCTATACTCATGAGACTGATGTAGGATCAGGAGGTATTATAGATTTTTGTGCCACAGGATTTAAAATACGTTCAACATGGGGAGACTTAAACGGGAGTGGTGTTACTGTTGTGTATATGGCATGGGCAGAATCGCCATCCGGAGGTTCCGGCGTAGCACAGGCAAGGGCGAGGTAACTTGTGGACCCAATTACCATTGCTGCATCTATAGCTGCCGTTAAAGGAGTTGTAAAAACTGCTAAAGATGTAAAAGAAATTGGTAGTGCATTAAGCGATTTATTCCACAACCAGGAGCAACACAACAAGAAGAAGAAAACTGTTAAGAAGGGCAAGAAGCCAAAGACTCGGATGCAACAAGTCCTACGAATAAGGGCTGGTGATGAAGATTACGATGACGATACTTCTATTTCAGCAGTTGCTAACGATATCTTAGCAGAGAAACAGAATTATATCGAACTACAGAATTTAGCGAAAGAGATAGACAACAAGTATGGTAAGGGAACTTGGGCATCTATAAAAGAAGAGCAAACCAAACGAGTTAAAGAACATAAAGAAGCAAAGAAGAAAGCCAGACGTGAAGCGAAAGAGCAAGCAGAAGAAGATAAGAAGTTTTATAAAAAAGTTGCAATTGAGGTAGGTAAAGCATTGTTTCTAATAATCTTCTTGGCTGGTATAGCATGGTTTTTATTCTGGGCAGCGAACGAGCCGAAGATTAGATAATAATATGGAAGGTGCAGTTGACATAAAGTTATTGGCTACGCTCGGTGGCATAGTCGTTAGTATGGCGGGAGCGGCAGCAGTAGCCAAGAACCAGATTCAGCGGCTATCTGAAATGTTAAAGGATATGGAAGGTCGTATGCGTACACACGATAGTCGAACTGATGCGTTAGAGAATAGCTTAACTACTGAAGTTCAACGGCTTGATGTAATCGCTCACATGATGTCTCCATCTGAAAGAGAGAAGCATCACAGAGAAGCTGCAACGGTCTTAGCACGTTTAGAAGTCTTAGAAAAAGGGCAAGCAAAAGTAGAAGCACGAGTAGGATTAAATGGTGATGGTAAAGGCTAAGTTAGTTTTAATTATACCTATCTTGTTCACTCTAGTACTTACTGGTTGTCAGACTGTAGAAGATGCACCAGTTGAACAGATGATGACGACAATTGATTTAAGGAAACAGTTAGAAGAACTTCCTTCTGCTAAAGATGCACGACCAATACCTGGTTGTGCACCAGCTAAACAGATGACAGATATACTAGTTAATACTTTTAAGGAAATCCCAACAAGGGCGGGGATGGCAAATGACGGTGCTATTATAATTCTATTCATTGGAAAGAATAACACATGGACGTTAGTACGAGTAGTAAATGGGCTATCTTGCGTAATGGACTTTGGAGTTAACATGCAAGAAGTTAAACGGAATAAATCTATATAGGAGCAGTTATGCTTAGTTTAGTCGGATCAGTTCTTGGGTTTGGTACTTCTTTTCTCCCAAAGGTACTTGGATACTTTGAAGAGAAGAGAGATCAGAAACACGAACTACAGATGATGGATAAGCAACTAGAACAACAGTTGCAAATCGGTAAGCAGAAGATGCAGATGATGGATATCGACGCAGATATCCGTGAGACTGAAGCTCTTCATAAAGAACACGCTAGTATTACTCGTAAATCAAGTATGTGGTGTATCAACCTTTCCGCAAGTGTTAGACCGATAATAACCTACTGCCTATTTATTGAGTTTGCACTCTTAACGTTTTCAGTAAACATGGATTGGATCACAAGTGAGCAGTATAAGATGATTTGGAATGCTGAATTCCAAGCTGTATGGGCTGCGGTGGTCAGTTTTTGGTTCGGGCAGAGAAGTTTTAATAGAAAATGAGAATCAACGAAGCCGGATTAGACATTATTAAGTACTACGAAGGGTGGTCTAGCCGTCCTTATAAATGTCCTGCGGGTATTGCAACAATAGGATACGGTTCGACTTGGGATATTAACGGTGAGAAAGTTAATATGAATCATAAGAAGGTTACAAAAGAACAAGGAGAAGCGTTACTATTAAGAGAGCTACGTCACGTTGATCATGCAATTAAAAAGCTAGTTAAGGCTGAGTTGACTGAGAATATGTATTCAAGTTTAGCTTCAATAATATACAATATAGGTAGCGGGAACTTCCAGCGCAGTACGTTAAGAATGAAATTAAATAGAGGTTGGTACGAAGCAGCGGCTGATGAATTTCCTAAGTGGAGAAGAGCAGGTGGTAGGATACTTAAAGGCTTAGTGAAACGCAGAGCTAAAGAACGTGAATTGTTCTTGGCTGTATAGGTAGAAAGTTATGGCATCACAAGAAAGTCTAGGATTTGGTGGAGCGTTAGGTGATATTGCTAGTCGCGGTGGTGATATATCAGGTTATATGTCAGGCTTTGGTGAATTTGCCGGAGATTTTGACGCAGAAAGACGTTCAATCGCTGCTGCACAAGCTAGGGCTGAAGCTGAAAAAGCAGTACAACAAGCTGAAGCTGCAAGTCTTTTAGCTGGGATTAAAAGCCATTTTGGGCTGGGAAGACAGGATCCAGAAGGCTCAGTCGCCGCGAATCTTAATACTATCGGGTATAACCCCGACTTAATTAGCCAAATAGCAGAGCTTGTAAGTGGCTCTCCATTAACAACTTCTCCAACTCCTGCTCCAGCCCCAATATCGCCAGAGATAACTGTAGGTGTTGATCGAACAAGAACTGGGCCACCGGGTTTTCATCCTAGTCCTAGTTCTGGTCACGCTACAGATGTAATACCCGGACCACGATTTGATGATGCTGAAGTAGTAGATCCATTGTATGAAGCTATAGCTGCCCAAATGTATCCAAAAGATCGAATGGGCAATTTTGATATAGACAAGGCAAAGGAATTAGGACTAGGTTATTCTAATATAGTAGCTCCCAAAAATGTCATAGATCCTCTTACTAGTAAACTTACTAGTGGGCCAAGTGTAACGACGGGGGCGGTTACTCAAAAACCATCTCCTGGTTTGGGTAGTATAGCCTCGGACCTCTTTACTCCAATACTTGTTCACGCTTTTAATGCTCTTGATAAATCCAGAAGAACTGCCTCATCACCTTCAAGATCGGATTTAGTTTCTGATATACCAGCACAAATGCCAGGATATATTTCAGGAAATCAAGAACCACCTCCAATGTACGAAGACAACGAAAGTGGTAATATCGCAGCCATTCGTAGGTTCTTACAAGACCCAACTTACGGTAACATCCCACAAGTAGATCCAGTTTCTGCACTAACAGCTTACGAAAATGCTATTGGTGGTATTGACGCATTAGTAGGTGAACGAGGATTTACTGGTCAGGGTTATGCACAAGCTGCAAGAGATCGTGCACAAGGGATCTTTGATGAGTTCCTGCCTGGACAAGATGTCGATGCATTACTTAATGAGAAGATAGGTAGAGCTTTTGCAGAAGAAGCATTGACTGCTAAAGGAAGTGAGTTCAGGCAGCAAGGCGTACAGTCTATAGAACAATCTTTCCCTGAAGGATTTGCTGGTGAGATCTTCAGTCCAGAAGCATTTAGTAAGGCTGCGGAGAATATCTACGGAGAGAAGCTACAAGGTGCACAAGACATAATCGCTAGGGCAGGAGCGAGAGGTCAGTTGAGTCCAAGGGGTGGACGTTTAGCTAGTGAGAGTTTATTATCACAAGGGCCAGACGTTCGTGGCGGTATATCAGATATTGTTAGTGGTGTTCGCTCTGGACTCGAAGGCGGACTACAAGGAATAAGAGGCTCTGCATTAGAACAAGCACAGGGGTATCAACTTGGTGATGAGTTATTCGATGTTACTCCGTTCGAACAACAAGCGAGTGATTATGTAACTGGTGCTTTTGGAGATATACCTTCTGATATTAGTGGAGCAATAGGAACAGATCCCCTCTTCGATGCTGTTAGTGCATTACAAACGGGTGGTAGACAACAAGGACAAGTAAGTGGAACTCCTAGTTTCCTTGATGTATTAGCAGAAAGAGAAAGTGGAGTTGGCACAGGTAGAGATAGAAGAGGACTTGGTTCTCGTGGAAGTGGAGTATTCTAAATGGTTGATTGGATAGGACCAGCAATAAATTTAGCGTCTGGGATTCTGGGTGGTAGTGCAGCAAAGGATGTAGCAGGAGCGCAGACTGCTGCTAATGAAGCTACAATTGCAGCACAAGCAGCGCGTGATGAAAAAGCAATGGATGCGCTAACTGGTGGGACTGCCTTCGAACAAGTAGGTAGAACTCCAGAGGGTGGATTCCAAAAGTCACAGCCTGGAGCAGATTCCGCTGCTGCTGGTAGAACTGCATTAGCTGGGC